GATGGCCGTGATTTGATCAGCCATCCTCAGCATGGCTTGTTCACTGGATTGGCTCAAAAGTACCAGTCCTTGCAATCGACTGACGGTTACTGATGGCTAAATCGCTCAACGGCGACGTGTTCGTCATTGGCAAGCCAAAGAAAACGCGCCAGGGCAGTGGCAAACACTCGAAACCATCTCATGGTCGAAAGTTGCCTCGTGGTCAAGGGCGCTAAACTCTACGGAGGAGGTGCCCCATGTCCATTAGCCCTGGAACGTATAATTTCGCCCTCCAGCGTCGAGCTGACTGGAGCGTGCTGCTTCAGTTCAAAGACAGCAACGATGCGGCAATCAGTTTAGTTGGATCGACGGTAGCAGCCCAAGCATGGGACAAGCCTCGTTCCAACAAGTATGCAGATTTTGGCATTGCTTACACCAGCCGTGCCAATGGTCAGGTAACGATCAGTTTGTCAGACACTGACACGACCAACTTCCCTGATGAGCTGTACTACGACGTTCTTGTCACAGACAGCACAGGGCGAAAGGACTACTACTTAGAGGGCGTGATCGTGGTGGAAGAGGGGTACACGACATGACGGCAGTCAACGTAACGAACGTCAAGAACAAGGTTTCAGTCACAACGAGTGGAACCACTACGGTCGTTACTGCAACGACTGCTGGTCCACAAGGCGCTCCAGGGGATTTCACACTGGATCAGAGCGCTAAAGTGGACGGGAGTCTCATTTACTACGACGCCACTGCAGCCTCATTTAAGGCTGATACCGTCAACACAACTGAGACGCTCACAGACGGGGGCAATTTTTGACCCCTTAACACCCACCCCCCGCATTTCTGAGTTATGACGATCCGTATTAAGCGCCGGGCAGCTTCTGGTAGTTCTGGAGCGCCAAGTTCGCTGGCCAACGCCGAGCTGGCGTACTCAGAGGTCGATAATATTCTGTACTACGGTTTTGGTACAGGCGGTGCAGGGGGTTCAGCGTCTTCTATCCCAGCGATTGCTGGAACGGGCGCATTCTTAGGACTTGCTGGTACGCAAACCGTTACCGGCAACAAAACCTTTAGCGGCACTGTTGCACTTGGTGGTTCCGCCACTGCAACCACGCCAAGCAGTGGTGACGACAGCACAAGCGTTGCAACTACGGCTTATGTCCAGGCTGAAGGATTTTTAACAGCAAACGAAAGCATATCGCTCTCCGGAGACCTTACTGGCTCTGGAACGACATCGATCACTGGCACCCTTGCCACTGTTAACTCCTCACCAGGAACGACTTCTGGCGTAACGGTCAACGGCAAAGGTCTTGTCACTGCTATTGCAGCACTGCAAGCATCAGACATTCCGTCTCTTGCTCACACCAAGATCTCTGACTTTGATGCTGGTGTACAGGCCAACACTCTTGATTCGCTAGCTAACCCCACTGGAGCGGTTGATCTCAACAGCCAAAGAATTACCAACCTGGCTGACCCGACCTCTGCACAAGATGCAGTCACAAAGTCATACGCTGATGCGCTAACTAGCGGCCTTGATGTCAAGGAGAGCTGCAAAGTTGCGACGACTGCCAACATCACGTTGTCTGGAACGCAGACTATTGATGGCGTTGCAGTTTCTGCCGATGAGCGTGTGCTGGTCAAGAACCAAAGCACTGCTTCTCAGAACGGTATTTATGACTGTAAGGCCGGTAGCTGGGCACGCTCCAGCGATTTCGACACCAACGCAGAAGTAACGTCTGGCGCATTTACGTTTATCGAACAAGGCAGTGTCAATGCTGATGCTGGTTTTGTACTGACAACTGACGGCAGCATCACTGTTGGTACAACTGCACTGAGCTTCACCCAGTTTTCTGGTGCTGGTGCGATTACTGCTGGTGATGGCCTGCAGAAGAGTGGCGTTGAAATCAGTGCCGACCTGAAGGCCAATGGTGGTCTGGTCATTGAGAGCAGTGAGATCGCTGTTGATCTGGCTGCTTCCAGCATCACCGGCACACTGGCTATCAGTGACGGTGGGACGGGGGCCACTTCCAAGTCGGCTGCGCAACAGGCGCTGGATCTTGAGCCGGGTGTTGACATTCAGGCTTATGACGCAGGACTCGCATCTATTGCAGGTCTGACGACATCTGCCAATAAAGGCATCTACGCGACTGGATCAGACACCTACGCAACGTTTGATCTGACAGCTTTTGCACGCACGCTGTTGGATGACGCAAGTGCGTCTGCTGTGCAAACGACACTTTCGTTAGTTCCAGGCACAGATATTCAAGCCTATGACGCTGGTCTGGCCAGCATTGCAGGTCTGACAACTGCAGCTAACAAGCTGATTTACACGACAGGTAGCGACACCTATGCCGTTGCTGACCTGACTGCATTTGGCCGTTCAATTCTGGACGACGCTGATGCAAGCACTGTTCGTGCAACGCTTGGGTTGGTCATTGACACCAACGTTCAAAGCTATAACGCGCAAACCGCCACCTTGGCAGGATTGTCCAACTCTGACGGCAACTTCATTGTTGGCAATGGCAGCGCCTTCACTGTCGAGTCTGGAGCGACTGCACGTACCAGTCTTGGTTTGGGTTCGATTGCTACTCAAGCGTCTGACAGTGTGTCCTTAACTGGTGGCACCATTTCTTCCGGTGTCACTATCGATGGAGGCACCTTCTGATTTGCCTATTAGCGTATCGAGGGAAAACGCTTCTTACTCTTCCAATGATCAAGCGTGTTTTTGGTGTCATCGGTACGGCAGCTGTGCTGGGCTCTCCTGTGTACGCAGGGAGCCTGTACGTAAACCCCGAGTTCAACACAGCGATCGGCACTGATTCTGGTGTTGGTGGCGCGATCCTTGAAGGTCACGTCGGGTTTGAGTTTGAGAACGGTGCTTACGTGCAGGTGGGTCCAGCTGCTCTGTTCCCGGATGACGGTGAAATGGAGGACATCGAGATCAGCGGCAAAGCTGGTATTGGTAGTGGTCCTCTCTACGGTGAAGTCAGCTTTATCACTGGCGACGAAACCACTGTTGGCGTGAAGGTTGGTTCGAAATTTACTTTCTGAGCTAGTCTGAAAACGCAGAGCTGACCCCCTGTTCCTCACACCAGGGGGTTTTTTATGCCTACAAGAAAACCCTGCCTAGGACAGGGTTCTCAAGCGCAGTAACGGACTCCGAACTCGACGGTGGTCGGCTTGCTAGCAGTGACGGACTCCCGACGCAGGGGTGGTCGATATGCCTGTGGCTACTATGACTGTGATCTGCGCTTTGGTCAAGTGCAAAAATTATTCAACGTTCTGTCAATTGCCTCGTTCGTGATGAGTGGAGCGTTGGTTGCGAGCACAGTATTGCTGTACTCTCGCGTTCCAGGCATGATCACCAACTACGTCAAAGGCATGACGAGTGACGTGACAGAAAAGGTAACGGAGATGGTGCCTGGCAAGATCGAAGAGATGATGCCAGAGTTGCCAACAGACACCGGGCTTCCAATCCCGTTTGAATGAATCATCCTGTTCACTCGCCGTCCCATTACACAAAGGGTCGGATTGAAGCGATCGAGATTATTGAAGATGTTGTTTCTGGAGCGCCTGAACCTGTTGTTGGCTACTTGATTGGACAGACGCTGAAATATATCTTGCGTGCTTGGTATAAGGGGAATGCTAGGCAAGACCTGCAGAAAGCATCGTGGTATTTGGAACGGGCGATCATCCGGTTGTCAGACGTCGATTAGGTCACCATTTTGGTATTAGCGGTTGGATCATCGTCATGAGCTTCCGGTCCGAAACCTTCAGCTTTGATTTTCGCTATATCAAGTTCTGGATTGGGGGTGGGCTTTTCCTTCTCAAACGCCGCAAGCCACTCCCGTAGTGCATCTCCAGTTGGTGTGCCCTTGGGCCATTTGACGTGTCGCAGGATCATCTTGTGATCTGTAAACAGCCGAGATGAATTGCCACTCAGTACGGTGTAACTGATTTCAGGCCCTTCACGTCTACGGCACCGCTCGATCCACAGTTCACCAGCGATAAACCGTTCTGTTTTCATGCCAGAGATTCCTGAGATTGGTGTTGGAACGGTGCAAGTACCGGAGATACCGGCTTGGCGTGCCATGCCACCACAGAGTATTCCGGTTGAGCCGCCGATCACGTTACAAATCGGTTTTCCTATCGCTGATATTCCGGGTTGTGTCGAAACGCGTAATTCAGCAGCAGGCGACAAGGAGATCTATAGCACCGATCCAAAGGGGAATATCACAGTCTGTTCTGGCGAGATGCCGTCTTACAAGCCAATCGATTACACACCTGGAACGTTGACGTATGGCAGTGCCAGGCCACCACGTCCACCAGAGGATCTTGAGGAGCAGAAAGACGAAAAATCGGCTGGTGAAGCTGGCCAGCCGACAGGGTCTCTTCCAATGGCATCAAGCGGTTTGCCTGACATCCCACTAGATAGCCAAGAGTTACCGTGTCCACCACCAGACGGAATACCTATTGGAGCGCGTGGCAAACAAGGTACTGGTGTTGTAATTGGTTACAAAAGAGTAGATGGCGAGTGCATCACGCTTTACGACCCATTGCCCGTAGCCAAGATTATCGATAACTACTTGCCACCTGCTCCTGTTGCGTTGAGCACTGCTGCGATTGCTGCTACGGCTGCAACATCAGCCATCGTTGCTAAACCACTAGGCGACTACGTGTTGAAGTTGATCAAGCCTACGGTCAAGAAGGTGGTCAAAAAACTCAAGGCGATTCTGGGGAAGAAGATTGTTCCTGAGTCTGTTGCGGAGCGTCGGAAGTTTCAGAAGGCTCTTCGTAAATGACCTTGTGTGTATGGGGCGGTATGACACCAGGCGGATTCTGCAGGACTACGTCAGCACAGATTTTGCTGTAGGGGCTGTCGGGGTGGAACGTGACGCCCTGCTTCATTAGGTCAGCACAGTTCTTTAGTCTTGCGATTTCATAGTTGAGCCTTTTGTCTGCAAGCTGAGCGTCTAGCAGTGCAACTTGTTTTTCCGCCGCAGCCCTACAGGACTTGACATGAGAACGGTCAAGCGGAACAGAGATCGTGGCAGTGATACCACCGTTAATCGAGTAATTGCTTTTTTGACCCGTTCTAATTGGACGATAGTAAAGGACATTACCCGGATTATCAGGCTGGCCATCGGGGATGGGATTACCTTCCGGATCAAACGTGCCAACCAAATCGAGCTGATCATAAACCGGCTCTGAGTAGTAACGCTCATAAGGATGCGCCCAGCTAGTGGTTGTACTTAGAAAAGGATTGATGTGAAGTGTCGCTCCCTGACAAGATATTCCTGAGTAGTTAAAACCAAATGTCTTTGATGGCACAACTTGCACAGCTTGGTTTGTGACCGACCCAGAGCTGTTGGCCACTGGAGCGGCGGTACTGGAGACCTGTGCTTGTGCTGGGGTAGCAAGCAGCAGAAGCGTTGCTATGACTCGCTTCATTGCGTAAAGGTGCTTGTCGTTTCAGTTATAGATTCAATGTCCGTGTCACGGTTGATGATCGTGTGGTTCACCAAACCTGGACCTTGTAGCGTCTCAACAAACTGCATGGCTTCGCCTTGATTGACGATTGTCCAGGTTGGTTTGCTGGTTGCGTCGAGGTTAGTCCACTTGCTTGTGACCCCATCCAGCGTGTTGTTGGTATGGGTCAGTTTCATTGGAGCGATTGAAGCGCTGGGCTGAATGTTGGTGCCTGACACGCTGTATTCATACCCAGTGCGGTAGTCGTATGAGTTTATGACCTCAGTGACTTTTGTTTTTGTAGTCGTAGTTGAACTGAGTACGCCTTGTGAAAAATTAGGGACTACTGGAACGGCTGCTGCTGGAGCGGCGATTAGCAAAAGCAGCAGAAGGATCATTTGATTGTCAGCTCTTGGATGACTTGACCGATTGCAGTTGTACCTGCACCACCAGCTGTAATTGTCAAAGCGCCATCAGTTGCAATGGTGCCAGCAAGCGTTCCAGCAACCCCGCCTGAAGTGGACGTAGTGTTACCGAAGATCGGCAAAGCTGGGACTACTCCGGCGGTGACTGTTGTTGAGAGGACTGTTGGGACGTCGTCTCCTTCTGTGTATGACTCTGAATAAGAAAAGCTGTCACCAGCAGTAGTAATGCTGTAAGCGCCAGGAGTGTACCCAAGAGCAGTCCCGGAAGTAAGGGAGCTAAGAGTAGGAGCAGTCCCCAAAGTAACGTTAGACCCAGATACCGCCATTGAAGACGGGATTCGAGTTGCGACTGATCCCGCTCCATCAACCGTGAGTGAAACGCTTGACTGAATTTTATGGGTGATGTCTGCGTGTGCTGGAGCGCTAAGCAAGCCAACGGCTAATACCAGAAGTGCCTTTCTCATTGGATTCCGGCTTTGGTGTCCTTGTTGTCTACGTTAATGCCATCCTTCTTCTTGCCGTTACCGTTGTTGGCCTTGCGCTCAATGCCGAAGGAAGCCATGGCACCAGTCAGCAGAGAAGCGACAAAGGTGTTGTCCATTTTCATCTGCGGGAAAAAGCCCAGGTAGGAGACGGTCAGCAGAGTGGCGCTCCAAGCCAAGACCATGCATTTGACGACATCTGCGATACAGATGCCTTCCTTTTCCTGTTGGTCGTCGATGTTGTCGGCCATTTGACCCCTTGGCTACGCTAATAGCGTAACGAGAAATGCGTCATGCTTCTAATCATCAAGCCGCTCGTTATGACGATGTGGCGCTCCAAAGCGTTCAAAGAGCTGATCGTGGCGATGCTGGAACGTGTCGTGCAGCAAACCGATAACGACTTAGACGACTTAGCTGTCAAGCATTTGAAGGATATGTTGTTTCCAGAAAGTCGCATTGATAAGTGAGGGCCATTCTGATGGCACCCTTAGCCCTACTACCGTTCTTCCAATTTTTTCGTGGTACGCCCCACCAGCTGGCTAGTGTTAAACAGCTTGAGGAGTCCCTGCCAAAGGAACTATTGGAGGAAGACGCACTCTGGTTTGAGTCTTGGAAGGCATCAGGCATTGATCAGCAGGTCTACATGCCCTACTTCAGCCAGCTCGACAACGAAACAGGCTTTGGCTATCGAGAGTGTTTCAGCTCAGCGGCTGCAATGGTGGCAGCGTTTTACAAGAAAGTTAAAACGGACGATGAATATATTGCGATCCGCTCCAAGTATGGAGACACCAAATCAGTCGAAGCTCACATCGCAGCGTTAGAGAGTTTTGGCTTGACAGTTCAGTTTCGCCGTGATGGTGATGCTGACATGGTGGAGCTGGAGATTGAGATGGGTCGCCCTGTGCTTGTCGGGTGGCTGCATTACGGCGACTTATCGCTTGGTGAGAGTCCGATGTGTGACGGTAATGGTTGCGGTCATTGGAGCGTAATCAGTGGATATGCCGGAAAACACAGCAACGATCCAGAGTGGGTGATGCAAGATCCTCGTGGCCTACCGGACATGATCAAGGGTGGCCACAGCAATCCGTTCTTGGGACGTAATGCTCGAATCAGGCAAGCTGAGTTTCGTCAGAGATGGCAGATCGATGGCCCTGGCACGGGTTGGATCATCCTTGTAGACGACAGCTAAGTGAGCTGGTTTGTCTTTTGGAACAACGTTGTTGCTTACTGGAGTGTGTTTGTCACTTGTCTGCAGCCAGTGAATTGGCAGTATTGCTTGCCAGTGCAGGATTGGCTTTTTCCAGCTATACGAGAAAGAATCCGTGATGGGCATCCTTACGAGGTCAAGCACGGACTTTCACAGTCACTGGAGCGTTCCGATGGACTGGATGTTGATCGAACCGACCCTTGAAGCAAAGCTACACCTTGAGTGTAGTTGCCGTGAAATCCGGGAAGCTAAGGATTTAGAGGCAATCCAAAATCTGTGTGTGCAGCTTACGCAGCAGAACTTTCATCAGGGTCTTCTGCTCCGTCAAGCTGTGAATCACATTGGGTCTCTTGAATCCCAGCATTTTTCCGCCTAGCCTTTGCTCTGCCTGCCAACCTAGATTCAACCGCTTCGCGCCACTTAAGTCTGTCTAAGACTGCAGCGTCCCAATACTCATCACCTTGTAATTCACTGGCGAGATAGTCGTAGACCATCTCTTTGATTTTGGCAGACGGCTTGATTTCAGCCGCTTCACAATCGTCAAGAAATAGTAAGCCACGGTTGGGCTCAAGCAAGACTTGGATGTAGACGCGGTTACCGTGTTTTGTCGCCATCGACCAATACTGTATTAAGGTAACCTTACCATGTTATAGAGTTGTCAACTTTTTTCTTCCAGGCAGTTGCTTGAGCGCG